ATCATAAAATTCATCCGGTGTTGCCTTATTCAAACTTGAATGAGGACGTATCGTGTTATAAAAATCCAAATATTCAGCAATTGATTGTTTCGCTTGTTTAACCGTATCGTAAGCCTTCAAATAGACTTCCTCATGCTTCAAGCTGCGCCATAAACGCTCAATCATCACATTATCCATCCATCGTCCTTTCCCATCCATACTGATACGGATATTTCGCAATTTTAACTCATTCAAAAATGCCTCGCTTGTGAATTGACTGCCTTGGTCTGTATTAAATACCTCTGGACAACCATATTTCACAATTGCTTCTTGCAACGCATCTATGCAAAAGTCTGTTTCCATACTGATCGATACTCGATGAGCCAGTACTTTACGACTATGCCAATCTATAATTGCACACAGATAGACAAAGCCTTTAGCCATAGGAATGTACGTGATATCTGTACACCAGACTTGATTAGAGTGATCGATGACCATGTTTTTCAACAGATATGGGAAAATACGGTGTGCAAGATTAGGCTTACTGGTATTGGGTTTTGGATACAAAGCATGTATTCCCATCAAGCGCATTAAACGTCGGACTTTACGCCGACCTATTTGATGCCCTTGACGCTGTAGCATATCTCGTATCATTCGACTGCCCATAAATGGGTAGTCGAGATGAATTTCATCGATTAGACGCATCAAACTCAAATCAGTTGATGAAATCTCTTTGGGCTTGTAATACAACGTACTGCGATTGATTTGAATCAATTGCGATTGTTGTCGTACCGAAAGTTGATGGGTCTTATCGATCATTTTTTGCCGCTCAGCTGCCCTATTTTTCTGAGCGCACCTTCTAAAAAATCAATTTGCAATGCCTGATGTCCTATCTTGGCATGTAAAGCTTTGAGGTCAATCTCAGGTTCTTGTTGTGCTGTTGGTCGTGAAAAAATATTGATTGATTGCTCAAGCAGTTGATTTTTCCAATCGATGATTTGGTTTTGATGTAAATCGAATTGAGTAGAAAGTTCAGCGAGTGTGTGGTCGCCTTTAATTGCTGCGAGAGCAACTTTAACTTTAAACTCTGCTGAATGATTACGACGTTTTCTTCGTGTCATGGTTGACTCCAAAAACAAGCATTTCCCATGCTTATTGGGGAGTAGATTATCACTTATAGACGTGGTCTAAAATCCTAGAACCACATCAATAATGCGATTTAGATTAACAATCAAATTATTTGAAATTTTATTATTTTCATATACCCGTTCGTAAACTGTCTCAGCCACATCAATGTACTTTATTAGCTCTGCATTCTCATTCATAGCATTTGTACTCCGTTTTTTTAATTATTCTCCTAAAATCATGTTTATTTGAGTTACCTAATGCATCTTCTAAGTAAATATTGTTTAAATTCGATTAATTTAATTTTAAATAAATTATTGAATTAATAATATAATTATTGGATTTTATAATCTTTTTATACATCTTTATCCTTAGCAAATTCAATTAAAATTTAATAAAAAGCCCCGCCAATAATCGATATTTAGCGGGGCTTCTTGCGCCGTAATACGTCCGGCAAACGATAAAACTAGTTTTTAGGTGATCTAAGAATAGTTAGTACTTTCTCTGACATGTCATGTAAGTTTGAACCTACAGGTAACCAGAATTGATAATTGATGTTGTCGCGGTTAAAAACCTGTTTGTAGTATTCTGTTGTGAAACTTGGGTCTAAATCAGAAGCTTTAAGCAATCTACCCTCTTTTTCTATCTTTTGCCCGTCAAGCTCACCACCAACACAGATATTCATTTTATTTACCAGTTTTTAATCAGACTGGACTATAACACTAAATATCTATCTTCAATCTAATAACTTGAAATCTTGTCCATGTTCTGGACTATGAAATGATTTACCATCTTGGTTCATAGCAATTTTTTTTCCAGAATTTGTTCGTATTATCCATTTCTTTTTTTCTGGTTCAGTTGGGTTCAGCACCTGAACGTACATTTCAACACCAGCAATAGATACGGCTTTTATATTCATCAGTAATACCCTCATAAAAAAAGATTGTATACCAATAAAACGCAAAAAGCCCATCGATTGATGAGCTTTTTAAAAATAACCACCAGTGTGGTAAGTATTAAACAGGTTCTTCCACTGTTTGTATGAATGAGTTTTCATCAAATAACCACGTATGTGGTAAAAAAACAGTTACACTTCGAACACTGTATAATGAATATGCCATAACCTGTGTACACAAGTCAATAAATCAAAAAACACTTTTTAAAAAGACTTATAACGGGTTCGTGGAGGATGAGGAAAATAAGCTTTATTTGATTTAGCTGTTGCTTGAGTTTTATTCTTAAGCTCTGAGATTTCTTTAGCTTCTAATACTAATTCGACACCTTTTTGTTCTGCCCTAAGACGTACATATCCTCGTAACATTTTTTCATTGTAAATGAACTGCCCCTTTTTTAAACCAGTCTTCAAAATAGGGCCATATTCCTCTTTAAGTAGGTTTCTTACCCTTAAAGAGAATTTCTTTATATCTAAGACTTCACTATCTTTAAATTGCTTCATAATTCCTAAATATTGGTCATACATACTTTTTATGTATTCACCAATATTATCCTCAGCGACAATAGTTGACCAAACAACTTCTTCGTAATCACGAGAACGTTGATTTATTGCTTTTTCATATGGTCTAGACAATTCCGTATGTATAGCATCGATTGCTATATCAATTGCTGCGTGATAATCCTCCCATTCAACTTCAGTTATTTGAGTAGGTTTGTCGTAGAGTAGCCATAATAATTTTTCAATTATTAAATGAACGTAAAAAGGATAACCATCACTGATCAATGCAATCCTGATATAAATTGAACGATCAATACTTATATCAAATGCTTTCATTGCCTCTATAGCAATTTCCCATCGAGCATCCCAAGATAGTTTAGGCAACTCTATAGTTTCTAATTGACGTATTGCAGATCGATGCGATCCTAGTATTTCATCAAGTGTGTCTGCAATACCGGTAAAGATAAATTTAACATCAACTCGCTTATCCCCTAATTGCTTTAAAAAGTCAGCAAATTTTTCTACCTCTTCTAACTCTTTTATTCGGTCAACTTCATCAACTACTACTAATAAAGGTTCATCAAAAAACTCTGAAAGCTCTTTTAATATTTCAATTCCATCACTTAAACACTTAATTTCATTTTTAAAGTTTATATATTCAATTTCACTTTCTCTTTTGAAAGTGAACCATTTAAAGCCAATTTGGAAGGTATTTTTTACTTTTTTCCTTTTTAATACAGTTTTATTGATTGCTTGAGTTGCGATAGTTGAGATCATCGACAAGACTGTAGTATCTGGAGCACATGAAATATCGATATAACAATCATGCCCCCCACACCATTCATTAGCGGCGGTAGCAGCTAATGAAGACTTACCTACACCTCTTTCACCATAAATAAAAACATTTCTTCCTGTTGCATAAAGTGCTTGTTGGATTCTACTTAATTGATTTTCTCTTCCTTTTAAATGCTCTAAAGACAATACTGGTCTAGAAGGTGAAACAACTTCATTTAATAACTTGCCAAATGTTTTTCTATCGTAATTCTTAATTGCCATGTATATACCCCCTATTTGGATGAATAATATCAAATATTTAGCAAATCTGTTTTTAAATTAGGGTATCTACCACTTATAAATGCTAAACCGCATTTTAAATCTTGGCGAATTTGAATTGTAGACGTTTCAAATAAAGCAGCTGCTTTTCTTAATTTATTATTGTCAACATATACGCACCAAATCACATCTAACCATTCTTGAAAAACTTCACTATTGTATTTTCTTAAATCTAAAATAATACGTTGAAAAGCGCGTGCTTCATTGTCATTTATCTGACAAGAAATCCCTTTGGGATATGTTGACTCTTTGAAATTTTCATCACTTAAATATCGGGCTAGCAATTCTACTCTTTGTTTTTTAGTTAATTTTTTTGTGGGCATAGATTTATAAAACTTCTGTTTTCTTTCAGAATCACCATTAATCCATGCACCAAATTGCCGAAACCAATCTTCAGTACTATATTTAGACCAATCGACCGCTTGTAAAATGTGTTGTTGTACTGGCATATTCATTTTCATCCCACCAATTGCTCAATTTGTTTAATCGCCACGCCTGCTTTAACTTGCTCTGTGCTGAACCGTAAAACTGTAAAACCCATCATTGCTGCGGAGTTGTATTTCTCCATATCTCCTAGATAACCTTTGCCCCTCGTATGGCGACCTCCGCTCCAGATCCCGCCTTCAACCTCAATCAAAATTTTTGTACCAGTAATCAGAAAATCTGCTCTCCATTTACGGACGTGGCTGCACGAGATCCGCAGATTCAACCGAAGCTAATGGGGTATGTGAGAAAACGCCGCTATGAATTAGAGAATCCTACACCTACTCAACAAGAATCTACCCCTGATTATTTATTAGTGGACGGTTTCTAACATGAAAGATCAGTACAAGAAAGTGAGCCAAAAACACATGCTTGGTTTTATGTACTACTTGCAATTGCTGGGCTACGTAATAGTCCGGCAAGGCATGGACCAAGCAATGTTTCTAACAAAGCATTATGCGGTACCAGTTGCTTGGCGGCGCATAACGATCGACTATCACAACCGATTAAATAAACCTGCCCAGCAGCTTTATAGAGAGTTTGTTGAGTGGACTAAAGAAGAATATTTGAGGGCTTAAAAATGGAAGTAAGAATTAAATCTGTAAATGGCTCAAGTCCTTTACCAGCAAATTTACAAATGGATGTTGTTTATAAAGCTGTTCGCATAGATGCCAATCGAATGAAAGTAACTTGTGATGATGGTCAAGTGATTACAACAAGCATTTCAAAATCTGGTTATTTGGGCGATTGGGGTGAATGGGAAATTTTAAGTGAGGATTCTCAACAATGAGCAAAGTTATTGGTGAAGTTAATTTGAGCCCTAGCCGTATTGAAGGTACTCCGGATCAGGTGGCTCTTCATATTTTTGAAGAAATCATTTGTCCAAGTACTGAGGAGCTTATCAAAAACAATCCGGAAGCTGCAAAAGTTTTTGCATATCACATTTTTGGTTTAGCACTGTCTCAGCTTGCAGAATTCCATTCAACTAAAAGTTTAGATAAAGCTGTAACCGTTACCCTTCACAACCTTTTGCGTCAATTGAAGAAAGAACGTAATGAGTTGAGGAACTAAAGGATGAGTGGATTAAAAGTTAAAACATGTGATTTTTGTGATGACGGGAACGGTGAATGCATTTTCCCCTATTACGGCCTTGCCCCTCATATTCATACGAAGCCAATTGGCGGTACTGAATTTATAGATGTTTCATTACCTGAAAACTTTAGTCCTGATGGGGATGGTTTAGGCATATATACACACTGTCTGAATTGTGGGGGTGATGGCACATATGAAGGCATCCAGTTAGAAGTTAAAGCGGAAAGTAAGGAGGAGTGAATGCTAAAAGATTTGAGAAATCTTTCTGAAAAAGAACAGCAAGAATATTTGGATCGTTTCATTATGGCTAATGAAGAGCAAAAATTCCCCCAAGAAGTTGTGGCTCTTTATTTAGATTGCTCACCATGGACATTAGCTAGAATGCGTTGTGATCAATCATCACTGCCTTTTTCGAAAATTGGAAGACGTGTTTCATATAAAAAGAAGGACGTTTTGAAATATGAGCAAAGTAAGACTGTGCTTAATACAGCACAGCTTGCAACAGTTTAAGGCGGTTAAACCGCCTTTATTTCTTTTAATCTTTCTGCCCAAACAGATTGGTAATTAAAGCAATCAATCTTGCCTTGATACACCGCTTCAATCATGTTCATTGAAGCTCTTAATTCCTCATCTGGAATTTGAACATATCCACCTGTCACATCAATTCTTGGTTTAGCCGTGTGATTAAGAAGTCTTTTTGTCACATAAATATTAAATCTTAAAAGGTTGCATATAGTGGCAAATGTACGGCGGAAATCATGCATTGAAACGTAATAGTCAACTTCCTTACCCACTCTATTCAATAATGTATCTACCTTAGTTGCATGCATATTCCACGAAGTAGGCATTTTAGTAGCTGGGAAAACCCAATCGTTTTCTCTTAATAACCAACGTTCACGCAAAATACTGTGTAGATGATCACCAATAGGAAAAGTATGATCTGAACCATTTTTGGTATCTCTAAAAGTTAAGGTACCATTTTTAATATCTACATCAGACCACTTTAGACAACATGCCTCCTGTTTACGGCATCCCGTATACATGCACATCAATACGATATCCCGATGCGTGTTTGACCTAGCAGTATTTTCCAGATTTAACTCATCTTCATAATGAAGCACTGCATTGTAATATTTGTGAATGATGTCTTTATGGAGATGTCTATCCCTACTTGCTATTTTATTCCAACCTCTGGTTACGGAAATAATGTCAACTGGATTACTTTTAAGAATCGGGTTCTCATCTGTTGAATAAAGAACATGAATATACTTCCATAAGGTACCTAAAAGAGATACAGCACCATTTGCTGACGACTCACTTATTTCTGATACCTCAATAAATCGATCCAGTACTTCTTGCTTTGATATCTGGAAAAGCTTTTTGTTGCCCCACCCCAAATATAAATCAAAGTACTTACGGTACTGCCTAATTGTTTTTGGCCTAAAGTCATTTCTATCAATATAAATTTGAAGAGCTTCATTAACTGTAATATCTAAAGGATTAGCAACATTCTTTAATTTGATAGGCTTTTCAAATTCATTGTTTGAAATTTTCGCCAAAATCATCTGAGCTTTTGCTCGAGCATTTGTTGCAGGAATATCGGTAGTTTTACCAATTGTCACTCGATAGAGTTCACCTTCATGCCTCCTTTCAACAATATAGGTTTTACTTTTATTAGTTACCCGAACAGCAAAACCGATCAGTTCTGCATCTCTATATATTTTTTGACCTTTTTCAGTTAATGGAATAGCATCAACAGTAGATTTGTTGAGTTTCAT